GATTCCGAAGCTCGACGTGAAAGAGAGCACCAGGAAGCGTTATACATTCCTCGTGAACCGACTTACTGAATACGGGAAGATGACCAGATGGCAGGACGTGAGCGTGGAGGGTGTTATGGAGTTCGATGCTTGGCTCAGGTCTCTGCGGGCCACGGCGAAAGATGGCGGTGCGACTGCAAAGGGCAGAATTGGCGAAGGATTGAGCGATGGAGCCATCTATAATTACCATAAATGCCTTAAAGCTCTGCTGCGTCGTGCCCATTCTTTCGACAAAATCAGCGAGAATCCATATGAAAAGCTACACGGGAAAATCAAACGTGGTGACAGGGAGAACGTGGAATATTTGACCGAAGAGGAAATGAAGGCCATTGAGGACCTGGAGCTGGCAGATGGTTCGCTGATGGATAAATGCCGCGATCTGTTTATATTCCAGATGTGGACCGGCTTGGCTTATTCTGACTCACAGGCTTTCGACATCAGCCAATACAAGAAGGTCGGAAACAAATGGGTGAACGTTGGCGAACGCATTAAGACTGGTGTGCCATATATTAGCCAACTTTTGCCGCCAGTTGTGAAGGTTCTGAAGAAATATGATTGGAAAGTGCCGCGAATCGATAACGCATACTATAACAAGACGTTGAAGTTCATCGGTATGGCTGCGGGTATCTCCACGCCGCTGCACTCACACCTGGCACGTCACTCCTTCGCTACCTATATGCTGAGCCAAGGCACCCGAATAGAGCACGTCGGAAAGATGCTTGGTCAGACTAACATTCGTACTACTCAGCGATATGCGAAGGTGTTGGCCAAGGATGTGCATGAAGATTTCGATATGATTGAGAAAAAGCTGGAAAAGAGAAATAGGAGAAAAAAATAGGCTCCCGTTTCTTATTTGGCGATGTAAATCTCTCCAACGAAGAACTTGCGGGGCTTCTCATCGTCATCGTAGGTGTCTTCCTCGCATTCCTCAATGCTTCCTGTAATGCGGTGTCGCCATGTGGCGTTGCTCGGGTCGGTTACTCCTATTAGTCGGCGCACATTGTCGGTCTCATACTCCGGTACATACCCCAGTTTCCTTCCGTCCTCGCAAACCACCTTGATGGCCTTCGGGTCGTAGTCGTTCTTTGGCTCAGGAACCAGCACGCCTTTAAAGTCGCCCACGTAAGCACGAAGATTGCCGCTGTAGTTGATGCCTGCAATACTGAGAATCAGTAGACGGTCGGGGTAGATGGATGTAAATCGGCCATGTTCCTCATAAGGTATAGGCCCGTCGTATGTGTCGGCATCCACAGCCTCGATGGTGGCTTGGTCGCCAACCAATGCGGCCTGATGCTTCACCTCGTTCACGAAGATGAGCGTGTTCATCTTTGCAATGGCGTTTGCACGTTCCTCGTCGTGCATCATGGCCTCCTTTTCCATTTTCTCACGATAGCGCAGGCTGCGCTGGTGGTCGAAATATATGTATATTGAAACGACCGCGATAAAAGCAATAATAAATAATACCTCCATGACTTTTGAAATTGATTTCGCGGGCAAAGTTAAACAATTCCCCAATAACTTCCAAATTTTCTCCATAAAAATTCCCCGCCAACTCGTGACGGGGACCATTGTCAAACCCATAAATAATAGTGCAAATGGCAACTGTGAAGTATCTTAAATTGAAACGTAAATGACTGGAGTCAGAAAGCAGGTCATTTCTGCCCAGAACACTCTCGTTCGCCATGGCAACCGATGCATGTGGATCAAGTATGCAAAATAACCCACGAACGGAATCCAGCACAGCAGAATCGGCAACTGACATACGAGCATGAGCACCTGCGAACCGATGGCCGCAGTGAAGGCACCAATCATGTGGACTTTGTAGCCGAGGTCGCTCTTGTCGATGACTTTATCACCAGCCTGGGTGAGTGATTCTTTCGCTGGTAATAGCGGAGAGAATGCAACGGCCATCAATCCAGCGCAGGATATGAATGCGAGCCACTGCCAGTTCTCTGGTGTCTTGTCGATGATGGCCGGCATGATGGCGAAGGAGAAAAAGCCAATAACCAGGGTCCATAGCCACGATGCCGATGGTGGCAGGAAGAATACCGACTGGCTGAGCGAGTCGGGGATGTGCTTGTTCACTACACATAAAATCAAAGTATAAGCCACGAGCAATGTGGTGGCGATTGCTATCATTGTGTTCATTGTTATTTTTTGTTTTCGTTGTTAATCAAATCCAGCAGCTCTTTACGGTCCTCTTCACTGATGGCTGGTGCAGTCTTGTAATGGTCGAAGTAGAGCGGCCATAAGTCTTGCGGCTTTTTCCCGTCTTTGTTTCCTGAGAAGGCAAATGTGCTGGCAAATACTTGCATTCGTTGCAACTGATATTGTAGTACACCGCGCCGGCGATAACCACGAATGATGAGAAGTATCTCCCAATATTCCATGTCATACAGAAACTCGCGGCGATCGCGGCCTATCTCGCCTACGACGGTCTGAAACAGGTCGTAGGCGGTCAGGCGTTTTTTTCTGTCTCTTCTTCTGGTTGTTCGTCGGTCTCACTGGCGGGGATAGTCGATGGAATATGATACCACTCCTTTCGTAAATCAATGATGGTGGTTGTCAATAGCAGAATATCGTCTGGACTTGCTTCATAGAGTATCTCATCCGATGTGATGGGTGATTCCTGGTCTTCTTTGGCATACGCGGCCACGATGCCGGCAATGGCCAGCTGAAGGAAATCCGAACCGATGGCCTTTGGTGGCTCAATGATCTCGGGTGTTCCGTCCTCCTTGAATTTTTTGATGGTGGCTGCAAATACGGCTGATGATTGATGAGCCATCTTTTCATAGCCTGATTCCGTGGCAGCGCAATAGCGCATTCTGACTTTTTTGCCACAAATAGTAATTGTTCTTTCTGGGTTCATGTTCCTAAAATTTTAGATTTTGAAAAGAACAGCCCATCGTGCCAACGTGTAGCACAATGGACTGAATGGATTCTGTTTTCTATGCGGAAACTTGATAGTCGCCGTATCCGACAAGTTGCGCAGTATAGTCGGCATTAGCTCTGTTTGGTCCGTTGACAGTAAGGGTCTGGAGTACCACAGAGCCTGAACATATTGTGCTCGATGCCGTGCGGTTGTTATCACCGCCAACGTTGGCAATCTTCCACTTGACCGGTGTGCCAGCCTCGTAGATTGTTTCGAGATCGGCGAAGCCCTTGGCACCGACAGCGGATACCGTGGGCTCGCCACTGTGAACGAGTGCACCAGTCGAGATGTCGTAAGAGAGTGCCGTCGGCTCCTGAATAGTCCACTCGCCAGTTGTGTCCTTGGTTGAAGCATCCTCGAGCGTCATGCTGACATGTAGACTGAGGCTCTTCGCTGCGGCGACAACGGCAGCAGGTGCTGCTGAATTGTCGCTCGACAGGAACAGGCGCACGAACTGACCCTTGGTGTAGCTGCCAATGGCGATGACCTCTGTGGCCTCACTTGCGGCTACGGTCTCCAACGCGCCGCTACCCTGGAATTGGAGACTCTTTTGGGAGTTAGTCCTGTCATCAAATTGAAATGTTACATCGTTTAAGAAGGCCTGACCCTTGCGGGCAAAGGTCGCCTTGGCGCGAGTCTGGTTGTCTGTCGTCGATGTCTCATCCCACATCAGTGTCATGGGCTGCATACTCTTGATGGCGGTGAGCATGGCGGCAGCGTCTGCCACGTCCAGCGAGTCGCACGATACCGACCACGACTTGCTGACCACAGTAGGCATTGCGGCTGCGCCAACAATGTCCTTATGGCTCGCGTCGTCAGTATTGTTCGTGAGCGTCACCGTGCATCCCGTTGCCATGCCTATCACCTTGTATTTTTCGGCTGTAAAGTCGAAAACACATATTCTAAAGTTTTGACCTTTTAATGTTGGCATATTCGTTTTCTTTTTAAATCAAGTCAACTCTGAGTGTATAGGCACTGCCATCCTGCTTGCGGCCCACGGCACCGACGCAATACTTGCATTCGGCTGGTATGTCATTGACCATTTCGGCCAATGCCTCGCGAGTGGGTGCTTCGAGCACGGCTGTACCATTCAGCAATAGTTCGGCCACATGTGCCGGCTGCTGCTCTTCTTTGTTAGTCTTGCTCATCGTCAATATAGATTTCGTTTGGAGTCACGCAGTCGTAATAGAACATCTGACGGTGGGCGGGCTTCTCGATGACGTAGGCGATGTCGCTGAAGCTGAACTGATAGCCCGTCGGCGCGATCTCGTCACCTTCCTCGGGCGTTCCTGCCTCTATGCGCTGCCAGGTGGCTTTCATGAAGTCGCTGATAGTCTTGCGGACGGCCAGCGTCATATCTTCCAATTCCTGTCGGCTGCGGCACACCATCAGGATGCTGATGTTCACCTTGTCTTCCGGGCTTTCACTCCATGAGTCCTTGGTCATATCTCCCTCCTGACCACCGTCGTTGTTCACTACGATGTAGGGCAGTTCCACATTCTCCATGTCGTAGTCAGGGTCGGCCACATTGTTGTAGATGCCACCCGCAGGCAGCATCGCCAACAGGTCGGCATTCGACTTGATAGCCCTGATAAAGAATGAATCTGTCAACAGTCCCATTACGTTTGCATTTACTCGTTAATTACTAATTTTCAGATTCTCTCCCTCTGGGGAGCCGACGGGCTGACAACCTTTGCTCGTGCATCGGAGCAACCCGTCGGCAGGAACTATTCCCAGAAGTTGAGAGCGAAGAGAGAGTTTAGATTTCAGAAGAGCTGACTGGCTCCACGAGCTTGATGAGCTTGAAGGCCTGGGGCTTGCCGTTTTTGCCGTTGACCTTGCTTGACATCTCAACCAGCGAGTAGTCGAGACCCATGCCGAGGGCAATCACGTTGCGGTCGAAGTTGGCCGAAGATGTGCCGTCGATGTTGAACTCGATGCCGTCGGCGTACACCTGCTCGTTCAGGTAGCCGAAGTGACCGATACCGATGTAGCGGCCGGTGTCCTTAGTGGCTACGCCGTCTGCGTCGATGGTGTAGTCGATGTAGGGGCTGACGTGGTAGCGGTAGCCTACGCACAGGCCGTCCTGTACGACGGTGCGGTTGGAGTCAGTGGTGCCAGGGATGAGCTTGGTGAACTTAAAGTCAACCTCGGTGGTCTTGTCAAAGATCATTTCGGGGTCGCCCTCGAAACCAAGGTCGTACATCTCGGCAACCTCCTTGGCGAGGTTCTTACCGATGTTCTCGTCGAGAGTCAGTTCCTTCACGATCACCTGTGCGAACGGCGACTGCAACTTGGTGTAGTTGCCGTGTGCGTAGATGTGGAGAGCGCGGAACATAGCCCAGCCCTTCTGGAACTTGTAGGTGATGAAGGCGATGATGTCGAAGGCAGCGTTGGCGACGGCACGACGGCTGACGGGCACGCTGGCAGCGACACGCTTGGGCGATGTGGTGATGTTGGCGAAGTCGAGAGCCTGCTCAGCCACCTTGGTCACCTCACCCTCAACGGTGAATTTCACGTCGTTGATGCTGTAAGGGATGACCTGAGTGCCGGTCACGCCAGTCACCATCACGAGGTCTTCAGGCAGTTCGATGCCGGGCACCTTCGTGTCGATGATGGGGCGAATCTCAACGGGAATCAGTCCGCCAGCCTGCAGGTTGGCCTTAGTGTTGTTGTCGCCGCCTGGGTCATCGGTGATGGCGTTGGCGAGGATGGTGGTGGCGTTGGCTGCACGGCGATTGGTGAAGCAGTCGTTGACCATTTCACGAATCTTGGCACCGTAGTCCTCACGCTCACGGATCTGCTCCAAGTCCTTGCCGGTGGCCATAGCCTTGGCACGGGCGGACAGGCCTGCACTCTCACGAACCAGTGCATCGTACTCGATGTCCTGACTGCGCTGCTCAGCCATCAGCTTCTCACGCTCTTCCTTCTGCTCCTCAGAAGTCAGGGCACGCATTTTAGCCTCACGTGCGTTGGTCTTCTCGTCCATCTCGTCGAGCTTGGTCATGATTTCAAGCTGACGCTTCTCGATGTCTGCTTTTGTCATTTTTGCCATGATAAAAACGTTTTTATAAGGGTTAATAATTAAGTGATTCTATGTCGATTTCACGACGGCGGTGCTGGGCACGCAAGCGCATGGCCTGCTTTTCGCGGAAACGCTGCTCCTGCTCTTCGAGCTGACGCTGCTCTTCCTCTGCCTTGGCTTTTTCCTCGGCTTCGCGCTCTGCCTTCTCGCGGGCCTCACGCTCCTCGTCGGTCTCATGCTTGTCGTCGTCGTGCTTGTCGTCGTCGTGCTTATCGTCGTCGTCGCCACACTCGCGCTTCAGCTGTGCCTCAATCGCCTTGTCGATAGCCTCCGATGCCTCACGCAGTCCGACGGTGGTCTGCTCGTAGGCGGGGTGGGTGACGATGGCGACATCATAGAGACCTGTGATTTTCTTCACATGGCGCAGCCATACCTCCTTGCCGTCCTCGGTGTCGTTGGTGCGCTCATACGATACGCCGTTCTCGGTGTCCTCGTAGTCGTCCTCGAAGGCGAAGGACATGCCGGTGATGTCGCCGCGCTTCATCAGTTCCAGCGCATCGTTGGCATTGTTGGTGTGGGGCAGGTCGCAGCGGCAGTCGATGCCGTCGCCACGGAGTTCAAGAGTGAGGGTGTCCTTGTCGGAGTTGCGGAAACGTCCGAGCACGTCGGGCACCATGTTCGAGTGGTTAAGATTCAGGATCACGTCGGACTTCGCCAGAAGTTCACGGCTGATGCAGCCAGGCTCCAGAATCTCATACACCTTGCGTGTGGAGCTCCAGGGTGTGAGGTTGACCGAGCGCACGCCGAAGACTATCGGACGGCCCTCAATCTCGCGGCTCTCCTGCTGCCCCTCCTGTGGCTCGCGCAGTTGCAAGCCGCAGTCATTGGTTGGGATGAATCTTGTCTGTTTCATATTCTAATCGTTGAGTGATTACTTCTTACTATTCGTGCGCTTTGTGCGCTGGGGTTTACTCGTCGGAGTGAACGGCACTTCAATTTTGTCGGCCACGGTCACCATCGGGAACTGTGCTGCATGGGGGAAACGCCAGTCCATCCAAGCCGACACGATGCGCTCGCAACTCTGA